CCACCGCGCCGAGAAATTCCTCCTTGAGGTAAAACTTTGAAATTCTCAAGTTGTGAACAACCATTCGAATATTTAGCGAAATCGACTCGTCCATCAAGAAGAGGAGTCAGCTCTCCAGCGGTAAAGTTATTAACAATTGGCGTTTGAATAGGCATTAGAGTCTAGATTCAATCCAAGCATCTGCAATAATATTGTCTGGTGTTCCTTCTTGAGCATCCATACCTCTAGCTTCAGAAAGAACTTTCTCGTATTTCTGATGAAGAAAATCAGCCAATGTAATACTATCTGTTAAGGAGACTGCTAATTCAGCAGCAAGCTTAGCAGAAAATACTTCCATAAATATTGGATCATATTGAACTGGATCTGTAACTCTTGAAATATAAAGAATATTGATAGTAGCTTCGTCAGTTAATAGCTTTCTACCTTCAATCTTAAAATCAATATCATCTCCTTCAGGATCCGTCTTCAAAACCTTAAGACAGTCAGTTGGAAGCTGATATTCATAGTTAAATCCGTAAACTGGAGTTGTAGTTAACTGAGCCAAAGAGGCACGAGCAACCGCAAAATTCCATGGATGTGCGCGTAAAAGACTATCACGAATATCAGTAAAAACTAGATTGCAAGCTCGCCCAGCTTTAGAATCCTCGGTCAAGGAGATAATTGGATCTTCTCCAAGTCTTGAAAGAGCTACATTACAAATTTGAACTTCACTTGCCATTATCTAATTCCGTTAACAGAGCTGAGCAGCGATTAAGCTGCTCAGCTCTACTAGTTTAGTCTACAACGTAAACCAGATAGCCTGATGCAGTATTCGTATCTGCAATAGCGGTATCCTGACTTGTCAACCGGATAGATACTCCTTCACGAGAAGTAAATACCTTAGTATCAGCAGTCAAAGCAGAACCGATAGCAGTAGCTCCGGCGGTATCAACATCGATACCATTATCAATACCATCTGCGTCAGCGGCTACAGCATCACCGTCAAGATCTATATAAGCATCCCAACCGACATCCATAGTTGCACTAGCAGTAGTCCATGCATGTTCAACACGACTTAGCGCACCGAGTAGACGTACAGTGCCAGGAGGAAGGCGGACAATCTCCACTGAAGAGGTTGCATCACCAGCTCCTGACTGAGTGTGATCGAAATACGCGATACGCATACGACCATGAAGATCTGATGTCTCTTCCATTACTGGAGGAGTGGCATCAGTATTAGTTACTTGTGTACTTTTCTGAGTAGTAACAGCCATTTTTCCTTACTCCTTATTTATTCAGCACATGCAATTTCAACGACTTTCGCCTCTTCCATTCGAGTAGCTCCAATGGTCTGAGAATAGAAAACCTGAGTTGCATAGTTCTTGTCATCACGTTCGGAGATCTTAGCAGATGCATCCTTACCGGTAGCCAAAAGAAGACCATCCTGTGCCCAACAGATAACCTGACGGTCACCGCTGGCATCAGTTCCGAGACGCTCAGTTTGAAGGAACTTGAATCCCATATAGGTATCAATCTGTCCCTGTGCAAGAGCTTTAACAGTATTATAGTCAGAAGACTTAATCTCAGTGGTATTCAGAAGATCAGTAACTTGACCAGCAGTCAAAGCAATATAGCGAGGAATATCTGGATCTACTTCACCAGCATCAAGAATCTCTTTAGCAGAGAGTAGCTTTGCTAAAGTAAGACCAGAAGCGGCAACGGCTACCTTCTGTGCAGAAGGCAACGTAGTAGCTGTTCCACCAGATACTCCAGTATAAGCAGTTCCAGTTGCAGCTGTGATAATAGCATCATCCTTTGCACGTCCCATAGCGTAAGCTGCAGAAGCTGCATAAGATGAAGTAGGATCAATCAGCATGCGAACCTTATCCTCATTATCAATGAGATCAGCCCAATCATAATCGACCAAAGAAACACGACGTCTAGAATGTGGTGTATCCATACGAGGAGTATCTGCGTGACGGCTAGACCGTACACGAGCGGCGACTGTACCGATCTGTTCAAAGAATGCATTCTTACCAGTTACGGATTCATTACGAATCGCACCACTCAAGCGGGATCCTTTCTGCTGTGATAGCAGCTGGATATTGGCAGAATACTGTTCGACAAAAGCCGTAGTAATCTCAACACTCATTTTTAATTCTCCATTAAAGTGTTATTAAAGTAAATAGCAAAAGAGTTACCCGCTTGATACGGACTCTTATAAGTTTTTAGGGCCATTTTCATAGTTATCCTAATCCCTTATGCTGCATGCAGCCGCTCAAATAGCTTCTGCACTTTAGTAACCAGAATCCCATGATTAGGATCCTGCTTATTTGTATAAGCAGCTTGTGACATAATATCATTAATCTGCTCACGAATCTGTGAAGGCTCCATAGTACGACTATTGTCGTTACCTTGACCTTCGATATCTCCTTCTTCAAGGTTTGCTTTAGCAACTGCGTGCATAAAACGCACCATCTGAGGGTTATCACCTAAACCTGTTTGTTCAAGATATTCAGTAAAATTTTCATCACCGAATTGTTCTACAGCTCGTTTAGCCATAGTGAGGTTAACGTCATAGCGTTCTCCCCAATCTTTCTTAAGATTTTCGACTGATTTTGATTGAGTATCTTCAACTCCGTCACTTAAAGTATTATAAGCTTTGGTTGTATGATCCCAATACCATGAATTAAGAGCTTCAATCTGACTTTGATTAAGACCAGCTTTATGAGCTTGTTCCTTAAAAGAAGTCATCATTTCATCATCGAAATCAATTCCTTCTGGCAAATCTTCTGGAGTTTTTAACTCGTAATTATTAGCCTCTTCTGGCCGTCCAAGTTGATTGTAAGCACTTTCCCACTCGTCTTCAGTAGTAGGTTTTACAATAGTATCTTTTCCAATCATTTTCTCAGCATTAACATAGGAGCCTGCTAAGGCTTCTACGTCTGAGAACTTTGCCAGAGATTCGTTACTTTGCATCTCTTCAGGCAATGATTGCATCCACTCTGGTGTTTCCATAATTTACTCCTAATGTGCCATATCTTCGTTGATGAGCGATTGTGAAATTATAGCTGGGAAATTCTCAGCTCTAATGTCCATATGATATAAAATAAACATAAGGACATCACGGCGTCCAGACTTAAATGCCATTTCAATGGGGTCAGAGCTAATCGCAGGGGGCTCTAGCAAATGACCGAATTCCATAAGGGAATTTAAGACTCTACGTCCGTGTTCGGAATTGAATGTCATATTCAAATCCATCTTCAATTGACTTGCAGCTTTATGATCCACTGCGCATCTCCTGAATTCTTGCGAGATTTACGCCAGCTTCAGAGCCAGTGCGTAGTGTCTCTACGTTTTGTGCCATCTGAGCCTGTTCATTCTCAGCCTGTCTAGCCTGATCTACATCACCATCAGATTTAAGGAATGATGGGCGAAGACCGAACATCTCAGATACTCCCTTAAGAATCTCATCAGCATCAAAGCGGTGAATAAGATCAGGAGTCATTGAAACAAATGGAGTCATGATTTCCATAACTCGCTGTAAGCTATTAGCTTCAAGCTGCTTCTGAGCTCGTGCAATTGGACTAACATATTCTACTTTATAGTCTGCATTTGCAATTAGATCAGGAGCTGGTGGAAATTTACCTTGAGAGTTTAAGATCTCAAATACTCGATTGATAACCGTATCAAGTGCTTCTTCTTGCATACGACCGAGAACAGGACCCATAAGTCTCATTCTCTCTTCAGTACGCTGCATAACTTCAGTAGCTGTCATTTCAGGACCACGCATTAGCTGAAGCTGATCAATAAAAAATATTGCACGAATACGGTTACGCAATTCTTCCATCATCTCAAGTGAGATAGGAATGTTCGCATTGGTTATTAATGGTTCAATGCGATCAGTATTACCTCGACGGAAATAATTTATTCCACCTGGCACTGTACGGATTGGGCCTAAGAAACCATCATCTGGAGCCTGTAATGGAGGATCAACGATTTTCTGCGCTGCTTTAATCGTCGTCTTCGTCATCTCATTCAGCATCTTAATATCTGGTAGAGCAGTAATTGCTGGTCCTCTACCATATACTTCACCAGATGCTTTATAGAATCTAGGGACTGAATAAGGGAATTGAGAGAATCCTCCCTCTTGAAGAATATGTTTTGTAGATTTTTCTACATAAACAGATACAAATGGTAAAGTCTCATTCTTTTTGAATGGCTTAGTTCTTGGTTCAACAGCGTGAACTACCTGAATTAGTTGGTCGACTTTACCTTCTGCAAAAAGCTTTTTAGTTTTGTCTGAAGCATTTTCACCAAATTTTTGAATGATTTGACGAACGGACATATTAATGGTACGGTACAGCGTGTCGATTTTTCCATCTTTATTCTCCGCAATATACGCCTCTGAGAGAGGGATTGACTTAAATAAGATCCCATCTTTATCGCTCCGCTCCCCAGTGAAAAGTACTCCTGTACCAAATGAAGCAAATTCTAGGTACATTTCATGAATATGAGTTGAGAATGCAGATTTAGAATTCTGAATCTCGTTACGCATGATTTGCTCTGCGTTCTTTAACCAAAGAGAAGATTCACGTGAGTCATTTAGCTCTTCATTTTCAAAGCGCAGAGCGAACCACTCTGAAGCTGGATTGGTGAGTGTTCCATGTAACCCGGCAGCTAAGATCTCTGCGGCGTGAATTGCCGTTGAATCGTATACTTTTAACCCTTTCTTCAAGCCTGGAGATTCTTCACCAGTGAAGGTGGGATGATTGGGAAAGGTCAACTCAGCAGCTTCTTGCCAGTGACTCTCCCAAGCTCCTCTAGAACCTGAGAGATCACCGAACCGCCGAATTACATATTTGGAAACACTCATCTTTTATTGTCCGAGTAGACTCTTCTTAGCAACAGGAGCATCTTCAGTCACACCAAGCCCACCAGTCAGCATCGTACTCTTGCGGCCTTTCTTAGCGAGCATACGTTTCCTCTCTTTCTCTGCCGCCGCTTTAACAGATGGATCCTCCCGCTTAGGTGGAGGTGGAGGTGGAGGAAGGGGTGCTGGCTTAGAGCTACCAAATAATCCGCCCATTAGTCTTTTCCTTTAATCATAAAATGACCGTGATAATCATATCCCAGTCGGTTATAAAATT